TGTAGACGAAAGTTTGCGTGTCTTGGTGTCACTCGTGCCCATTACATCAAGAAGAGTAATGGGCACGAGTTCGGCATGCGATACGACAGCCGAGATTTTATGCAGAAAGAGACTGCATACCATTTTGGCAAGGAGTGCAAAAAAGAAGCGGAGCTTGGCGCAGGGGCGCGACTCGCTTCGCTTCCTTTATAATAGAAATTTATCTAATTAGATTTCTAATCACAAGATAGAAAACAGCAGCTACAACAAACATAGCCAAACAAAGAACAAGACTATCCATCACTTGAAAACTCCTACAATTTCACTCAAAGCGTCAGCAAGATTACCAGACATATAACCAAACATTCCACCATTACCGTAACGCTTCTTAGCATCAAAAGACTTATCAGCGCCATAGCGGGATGCACCAGAGGACATATCAGCACCATAGCGGGAAGCAGCAGAGGACTTATCAGCGCCATAACGGGATGCAGCAGAAGACTTATCAGAAGCATACTGAGAAGCAAGTCGAGACTGTTCAGCACCATAACGGGACGCAGAAGCCATCTGCGAAGAACCGAACATAGATGCCATAGCAGCGCGATCACTTCCATAGCGAGAAGCATCATAACTCCGATCAGAATGATAGCGAGAAGCACCAGCAGCAGTATCAGCACCATAGCGGGAAGCAGCAGAAGACTTATCAGCACCATAGCGAGAAGCGGCAGCGGAGGTATCTGCACCATAGCGGGATGCGGCAGCGGCAGTCTCAGCAACAATCTGCTCCATAGCAGTATACTTTTCAGCAACGGCTTCTTGAGTGCGAGCATTGATATTTGCGGCCTGAATCTGCGTTTGCGCGGAAAGGATAGAACCAAGCAAATTAGCAATAGCACCGTTGGCGGAAGTATCTGTATCACCTTTCGCACCTTGAGAAGTCACACCTTGAGCGGTAGCACCAGAGCCAACAGAAGCGCCATTTCCATTCATGGCAGATAGCACAGGATTAAGACCGGCCGCCATAAGGTCACGCACTTCCCGTTGATGAGCAGTGTTGGAAAGCATCTCCTGCCAGTTACGATTCTTAGCGGCCTCATTCTGATTAAAAGCCATAGCCTTTGCATTTTGCTGTTCCTGCCATTCACGTTGAATCTGAGCTTGACCAGCAGACCAAGCATTATTTGCCTGTGCAACGCCTTGCATGTGGGCAATCTGATTAGCACCAGTATTCAAAGCCTCGGAAAAATCAGACATATAAATCTCCTTTCAAAAAAAGTGGGGGCAACAGCCCCCACTATAACATGATATTTAGTGATGGTCAATAAGGCCGGGAATAGAATACATCGGCATCGGACGGGTTGCGCGGTTGGAAACATAGATATCAGCGAAAAGCTGATCAGACACAGAAGACTTAACAGCAAGAACACGGTCAACAGTACTCTTGTCCTCACGAATCCAGCTAGCAGACAGTGACGGAAGACTCGCATAGTCATCCGCCAAATGCCAGACATCAAGAGATTGCTCATAAGCGGAACGCATCTCACCAGTCACGCGATTAGGCTTATAGCGGTAATCAGACCAGGCTTCCTGATAGCCGAAAACCTCGTTATCCTTTGCGGTACCCTGAGCAAAAATTTCCTTATTAAGCACAGCCTGCTCGCCAATATTGGCAAAGACCGGCCAATAGTAATCAAAGCGCGTCTTACGGGACCAATGGCGCTCAATACCCTGCTGATAGGTATGATCATAACGGGCAACCATAACACCAATAATATAACCGTGCTCGGTAAAAGACTTAATAAAATCATGGTTACTATCCGTAGTCTGAGACATACCAACAACGGTACCTTGCGGAGTATCGGCACCAGCACCGGTACCGGACTGCTGAATAACCTGATTTACATTAATCGGAACACGATTGCCGCCAAGATATTCAGGACGCTGTAAGCGGGCATCCGGAGACGTTACACCAAAATGAGACTTAAGAACCTCGATATAACGAGTACCGCCGCGCGCGTCACGCTCGTAGAGCTTCTGAATCTGAAATGCCATGCGGAGCTGATTGATAGTTGCAATAATAGCATTGCCGGAATTCACAGCCCAAAGATTAGCAGGAAAAACAGAATTGCCATAAGTCAAAGGAATAACTTCACTCGGCGTAGCCTCTCTCAATTGATTATTAGAAGAACCCAAAAAACCATTAGAAGCAGTGACAGACGAACCGCCAGTTCCATAAAGTTGAACAGGAGAAACAGGCCAAGAAGAAGATGGAATAAGTTCCGACTTAGGAACAACAGGAAGATCGCCCTGAGAAGCAACCGAAAGCGTTACATCAGGGCCTTTCTGCGGACTAGGAAGGCAACTTGTGAAATAATCATGGTACTTGGCGGCGATATAGGGAAGACCGCCTTTCGCACAATCGGTCACAAAATTACCAGTATTCACACCAAGAACGGTAGCGTCATCAACCGGCACAACAAGCGGATCCTGCAAATTCTGATCACGGAACCACTCATTCATAACGAGGGCATACGCTCTAAAAGGCAAAGCGGAAACGCTCAAACCGCCGACACCTGTAGGCAAGCCGAAATAATCGGCAAGAGTACCAACAGACCAACCAGCGGAAGGCGACGTAATCTGAGGTACAGAGTACTCCGTCTGGGGTATCCACGCGCTTTCAGTGTTTTCACCGTTAAACTCCTTCCAATGATTCCAAACAAGCCGGTTCGGAACAAAGAAATAATACGAATCAAGGTAAACATTGTCCATCATCGGCGTAAGAAGAGTCTGCATACGAACAACTTTGGAAGTACGTACATTGAACGTATCGCCAGGAAGCACCTCTTCGAGGAAGAAAGGGACGATGTCACCAACATTAAAAGAAGTCTTGACAGAAGACGAACGATCAAACGTCGAGCGAGACATGTCAATGCGTGTCGGATTCAACGCGAAATGCGATTCAACATTACGATTCATTCTTAACCTCCTTTACAGCATCGGGAACAACCGGCGCGGGTGGGGTCTCGGGCTCTACCGGCGCAGAAGTCTCAAAGCCCATCTTAGAAAGCCAATCTTCAGTACCAGACTGAGCAAGGAACTGTTCAAAAGAACAGTCAAACTTCTGGCGAGTCTCAAGCGGGAGAGCCTTGAACATCTCTTCGGCCTGATTGATTCGGTTAAGAGCATCGGCCATATTCTTAGGAAAATCGGTCACGTCTGCATAAAAGCCCTGAGCCTTATTAAGGGCTTCCACGTCGCCGTTAGTGAAGCGGGCGAGGATAACGTTAAGATCAACCGAGTCACGAAAAGACTGAATATAGTCATACAGATTCTCTTCACCTTTCTTCTCAAGCACAACACGGCCGTTAGCATCATACTTACCGCCGTAAAGCACCTTGACAGGCGAACCAGCATCGGCGGCAATGCGATTATGCGGAGTATACTGCGTATCAAACATCTTTGTTTCCATCTCCTCTCTCATAGAGAGCATCAAGCAGCTGGTCAACCAGCGCAGACACATTTTCGCGGGAAAAGAATTTCAACACAAACGCGCCGAAAATATGTAACAACTTCTTAGCCATTGCGCAGCACCTCCGAGGCATCAACGATGAGAATAGGGCTATTCACGGGCTCAACGCCTTTATCGGTATCGAAGTTCGCGACCTTGAAAAGGGAAAAATCATTGGGACAGTCATGCATGATAGAATCAGGCTGATTCACAGCATGGGCGAAGTTACGAAGGGCGGCGGGGTCGCCCTGCTCAAGCACAGGGGTCATAAAGCCGATCTTGGCGTCCTTGATAGAATAGAGTCCGAGTTTCATAATCTAATACCTCCACGAAAAATTTTAGGATCAATGTTGATCTTCTTGCTGTGGGCAGCAGTGCGACGGAAAATTTTGTTGTCCAGCTTGGGTTTCGTTTTCTTGCGCATTTTTACAACTTCCTTTCAAGTGATTTTATGCGAGCCATCAAAGCGGCCTCTTCAACCGCAAGACGGTCAAGCTCAATAAGGGACGTTTGCAGGGACTTATTATAAGCATCAACAAGCGCTGCATGCTGTCGTTTAGCCTTAATCTTAGCCATCTGATCGGGATTATCGACATCAAAAAGCCGGTCAAAATACCGAGGCGGACGAAATTTCAACTGGCCTTTATCGGTCGGAAGATTGATATACTCATACTGATACAAGTCTGGATGATCGGCATAATACTGATATGCAATGCCAGGCTTGCGAGACATTCTCACAAACTCAGGTTCGATATTAAACCGGTCATACACCTCAGCACCTTCACCAAGGGCTTTCTTCATAATATAACGAGCAGTATATGCGCAAGTCTCCCATGTCACGGCACCGACCACAACAAAGCCGAGACCCCAACACTCAGCAAGAGAATCACTAAGGAAATAATCATAACCTTGGGGGCTACGTTTGTAGGGTCGCAGATCGTCGAGAGTGAGTCCAAAAATAATTGCGTGATAATGAGGGCGACAAGTAGTAGACCCATACTCGCCACAGGCAAAGAAGCGTATACGCTCATAAGAATGTTCCTTTCTCAATCGTTTCATAAAAAGCTGGAGATCACGAGAACGAAGCGTTAGACAACTACGAGATTCACCATCATCATTCTGCGAATAATACGTCACAGGCACGTGCTCATCGTCATAAGTCAACGTGACAAAATAACTTGACTCATGGTACTGCAATTCCAGCATACAGCGGTTCGCCCATTGGCGAGACCGTTCGAGCCGACAACCAACACAGCGACCACAAGGAATCTTGAGACGAACATTAGGCGGGTAAGATTCCCATTCAGTAGGGCCAGCGACGAATTTAATATCGCGCTTGCCATTGGAATTCAAACCGGTACTTACTGCCAACATGGGATGAAAGCAAGACACAAAGCAAACACCTCACTAAGGGGATGCGATATCCACCGAATCGAACGATTTTGCGTTGATTCTTCCGGATTCTACAGATTTTTAATTGTTTTTGCAACAATTTGAAAGCTGGCGGATTTTGGCAGCAACCACGCAGGAGAGGGAGAGACGGCGGGTGTTCGGCTCCAAGAGGATGGAAATTTATGAAAGGAGAGTAACATCTATGAAAAAGTTACTCGCAATGGT